CCCAGATGCTTTCTTACATCCAGCGTCTTGCGTCGAAACCAGCTGTCTTGCTATCAGCTGAAGCTACTGATGTTCCTTCCACTCAGTATGGAAAACCTGTCATTGATCATGAAGGAGTGCACCCCCATTGTCTAGCTTCAACCTTCACAAGTACTCATGTGGTGGAAGTGCTGGGTAGTACCCGGTTGCGAACCAAACAACGTTCCCTTGTAGAGCCCTCCTTGTTGGCCGATCACGTTCAAGAGGTAATGGGGTTCCCCAATATTTGGGGTCCTCCTAAGATGGGGCAAAATTGGAAGTGTTTCAACACCACCTTGGAGTATTTGGTCGATCCTCCAATTGAGTTCCCACCTGCGCATTTGGAGCGGGCTAGGCAGGATTGGTTGCGACCTCTCCTTGAATTGGCCACCTGTGAAGCTCGTGTTTCCCCTCTATCCTTCCAGGAGGCAATTCTTGGTGTTCCAGGGAAAAGGTTTCTTGACGCTCTGTGTATGAACACAGGAATGGGTTATCCCGTCTTTGGCAAGAAAGCCAAGTGGTTTACAGAGTATCATGATGAGAAGGGCCTTCTTGTGGACCGAGTGCCTCTTGAGTCTGTACAGATCGAATGTGATCGCATGATGGAAGAATGGTCCAAAGGTCAAAGAGCCTATCCAGTTTTCTCTTCCTGTCTTAAAGATGAACCTACGAAATTCACCAGTGACAAGGTGCGGGTGTTCCAAGCGAGTGCTGTGGCATCAAGTATCTGGATTCGGAAGTATTTTCTTCCCATCATCAGGTTCATTTGCCAAAACCCCGTGGAGGCTGAGTGCGCCGTTGGACTCAATGCCACTGGTACTGACTGGGCGCATATCTATGATCATGCCACTCAATACAATTCTGAATTGCTTCTTGCTTGGGACTATGCCAAGTTTGACGTAAGGATGAACTCACAAGTCACTACAGCAGCTTATAGTTGCTTGATTGACATTGCTGAAGTGTTGGGTTACTCCACAGACGACTTGCACATCATGAGAATGATGGTTGCTGATTGTGTCCACCCTCTTTTGGATTACAATGGGACGATGCTTATGGCGTATAGCTCGAATCCATCTGGAATCAACACCACCGTGACAGTGAACAGTATTGTCGGAAGTCTATATGTCCGACTGGGTTTCTTCTACAGTTGCCCTCTTGAGGATGACTTCCGATATTGTGTCGCAGCCATGACCTATGGTGATGATTTCATCGGATCAGTCCATCCAGATTATCAGGATCGCTTTAATTATGTGATCTACAAGAGTTTTTTGGCAACCCACAACATCAAGATCACTCCCCCCAACAAATCTGAGGATGAATTGCCGCTGATGGCGGCACATGAGGTTGATTTCTTGAAACGACATAACACTTATTTGCCAGATTTGGGCACGAGTGTAGGAGCATTGGATGAAATGTCTATCATCAAAAGCCTTTGTTCAAATGTCAAATCAAAGACAACATCACGCAAAGAGGTTGCGGCGTCTTGCATAGAGGGAGCTCTAAATGAGTATTTCTTTCATGGCAAGGAAAAATATGATGCCAGGAGGCATCAATTTCGGGAAATTTGCTCTCCAGGGAGAGCAAACATTCCCCTCTCACTACTGGACTTGACCTTTGAAGATCGAGTCCGGATGTGGAAAACAAAATTTGAG